CCAGTAGTCGTCCACGACGTCCGGGAAGTGGTATCCCGTGGCCGGGTAGGCCTTGACGCCGGTGTCCTCGGTGATGACGACCGCGCCGGCAGCTTGGTCTTCGCCGTGAATCGTGTAGCGGACCCCCGTCGTGCTCGGAATCGTGATCGTGTGCGTACCGGCGTCGTACGTCGGCTGGACCGGAGTGGCGAGCGTGGTGGTCGTGGTCATCATCGTGATGATGTCCGCCGGGAGCGGCATCGACGGATCGTTGTCCGCGTCCCCGTACAGAATGTTCTCGATCTCGGTCATCTTGGCCGACGACAGCTTCGTGCTGTCGAGCGTGATCGTGGCTGTCGGGTTGTACTCGACCCCGCCGATCGTGCCGACCGCGACCGGGTTGGTGCTGATCGCCCACGAGAAGTTCAGCGCCTCAGGCGAGTCGTTGATCGTGGCGCGGGCCTTCTCCGACGGAGCCGCGGTAGCTCCGTACACCAAGTGGATCTTGTAGCCGTAGTCGATGCCCTCGACGTCGTTGCCGACCTTCGTGCGGTACGAGAAGCCGAACGGCTTGCGGTTCTGCTGCCCGACGCTGACGCCGGCAACGGGCGACGCCGAACCATCGTACTTCTCGAACTCGTCCGGGTAGGTGAACGCCTCGATCGTGGCGGCGAACTGCTCCGCGGAGATCAGGTCGAGGTACTTGATGTTGTCGGCGTACTGCGGGTTGGACTCGGCGCCCGACGGCGACTCGGTGACGGTGGTCAGACCGTTCCACTCGACACCCGTCGAGTATTCGCCGGCGAGATCGCGCTCGTACAGGACGCCGCGATCGACACCGCCTTCGTACCTGCGCTCGCCCGTCTGATCCCACTGGATCCTCGTCATGCTCTTTTCCTCTCAGAAGTAAATGCTGAACACGTCGTGGTTCAGACTGTTCACGGCAAAATGCCGTTCGTGAGCGCACATCCGAAGAGCACTGAGCGCTTCAAATATGGCATCGTCCGGATTTCGGCTGATCAGTGTCAAGCTGTAGTTCTTGGTAACGGAGTACGGAACATCGTCCGCAAACTCAGTGTCCGAACGATCGCGCTCGTAAACGATTGCCGGATACTGCATCTGCGAACCGTTCGGCGGCTGGAAATATACATTGGGGCAGATGATCTCGAGTAAAGCTTGCAGCTCAAGTCGTTGGCCCATTGTACTTTCCTCCCAGCTGAAGAATGAGCCGGGGGTGCTCTTCGTCGATGTTGGTCACCTCCCAGAGCACCCCCTTCCATTCCGCGTACCGGATGGCCGAAACGTTCTCGTTCGCGTACGAGTCGGACATGATGGAAATGGTCGTGGAGGTGGTGAGATTCTTGTTGAGATTCTCAGCCTCCTGCAGTCGGCGGAAATCCCGGACGATGTCACCGTAATACTGCCTTTCGGTGATCTGCGTCTCCCAAACTCCCGGAACTGTCTCCACGTCCTGTCCGTACCCGACTCTCCCGAAATATCGCGCCATCCAGCTCTCCTTACGCCGCCGGGCGGGTGAAGGTCCAGTCCGCGTCGAAGTTGTGCGGGAAGTAGTACCCGCTGGCCGGGACGGCCTTGATCGAAACCGACTCCTCCGGGTCCAGAGGAGCCTGCGCGCCCGCGGAGAGCGTCACGTTGGTCTGCTGGTCCTTGTAGACCACGCCCGTCACAGTCGGGATCGTGACCACACCGGTAGCCGGAACGAAGGTCGGAACCACCGGAGTCGCCAGCGTGCCGGCGGTGCGGACGACGACCTGGGCCCGCTTCGGCGAGATGAGCGCACCGGAAACACGGGTTTCGATCAGGTACTTCTCCTGGTTGACGTCGATGTCGAAGTCCGAGAACTTCGTGATCTCGCCGCCCTTGGTCGAACCGACGGTGTAGTCGCCCGGGTTGACGATGACCATCTGGATCTCGTTCTCGTCACGCATGGCGCCCTCGAGAACCTCGACCTCGACGATCTCGCGAACGTTCAGCGCGGTGGCCAGCTCGGCCTTGCTGTTGTAGTACCGACGACCGAGGTTGTCCTTTTCGAGAAGCATGTCGACCATGACGCCGTTTGTCATGAACGCCACCGGCGCCGTGCCCTTGTAGTTGTTGCGACCACGGAGAACCGCTTCGATCAGCCCACTGGGGCTGACGTTGGTGGGCACAACCAGGATGTCGGTGTAGAACTCGTCGTCCATCGCGATGGGGCGGATGTTCGACTCGTCGATCTTGTCGACGTCATCGGGCTCCCGACCGTCACCGAGCAGGATCGCGCGGGCCAGCTCCTCGCGGAGCATGAAGTACATCTCCTCCCACAGCCAGGAGACGATGTCGAAGTCCGTGATGTCGACGATGTCGTCGCGGTCGAGCTTCTGCTTCTTGTAGATGGTCTTGGGGAAAGTCGTCCGACTCGCGACGGCGAAGAACTGATCCTTCTTGACGTTCCCCTTGATGTAACCCTTGGCTCGGGCCGAGTCGAGGGTCAGGTCCGCGGTCATCGACTTGATGCGGGACCACGGGATCTTGCGGGTGCCGGTGAGCAGGATTTCCACCCACTCCATGCGCCGGGTGATCCACTCCGGCTTCTGGTTGAGCGCACGAGCCTCGGGGAAGAGCTGCTCGATGTTGGTGATGCCGTACTCGTCGGCGTGGGCGAGCAGGGAGTCCTTGAAGGATCCCATCTTGATGCCGTCGTTCCAGATGGTCTTGACGGCGTCGAAGCTGAGCCCGGAGTGCGTGAGGACCGCGCCTGTACGCGCGTCGCCCGAAGCTTCCTGCTTGCCCTGTTCGAAGACGTTGCGCGTCATCGTGTCCTTCTCCTTGTGCTCGAGGGTCGAGTCATCCTCGGCCCCTTCGTTCTTGTCCTTGTCGTCTTCGTCCGAACCGTCGCCGTCCGAGTGCTCGACGGAAGCCCCCTCTTCGAGAGCCTTCTTCACCATCGACAGCGTGAGCTCCTGCTGCTCTTCGGTCATGCTGTCGAAGATCTCCTGGCCGGTCTTCGTGGCGGCGTGTTCGAGATCGATGCCGGTGTAGATGAAGGCCTCGTCCTCGAGTACTTCGATCCCGCCGTCGCTGTGCTTGATGTTGACGAAGTCGATCAGGGCACCCTTGTTGGCGCCTTTCAGCACGAGGCTGACTTCGCACATCTCGCCATGAAGAACCTCCTTCTTGCTGTTCTCCTTCAGCTGGTTGGCGTAGATCGAGAGGTACTTGATGTCGCCGTGTTCGACCAGCAGTTTGCTGTTCTGAGCGGCCGGAGTGTCGTTGAAGTAGCAGTACGCGTACGTGCCGTCGTTCTCCCGGTGCTCCAGCTTGGCGTAGCCCAGGATGTTTTCGGGGTTGTCGTGGACGTGCTGCCAGACGAGAGGGATTTCCTTCCCGTCCATGTGCGCGAACGCGGCGGACGTGATCGTTCGCCCGTCCGAGCACTTGAGACCGACCTTGGTTGCGTAACCACCGAAATCGTGCTCGATCACGGTCTTCGTCACGGGTCGTCTCCTTTCATGTTCAGAGCGAGTTCACGCTCACGGCTCGATTTGCGGAGGTGCGATCCGTTCGGAAGGAACTCGGATCGGGTCGGGCTTGATGCCGAGGTCCTTTTCGGGCATGTTGCTGTTCCGCAGTTGGTCGGCCTTCTTGTCCTTGGACGGCGGAAGACCGATGATCTGACGAAACTCGTTCGACGAAACAATCTCATTTCGAGTCAACTTGTCCGCCAGCTCCGCCAGCTGATCCACGGGGATATTGGCGAACGGCTTGCGGAAGTACTCGATGCTGTGACCCTGACTACGGGCCGTCTTTGTGAGAAAAGTTCGACGCATAGCCTCGACGACGGCATCGGCAATGGGTTTGATCGTGCGATTGTAATAATTCTGCATGACCTGATAGTCGGCGGTGCCGTCCATCACTTCTTTCGTGATGCCCAGTTGACTGTACAGAAGCTCGGTCAGATACTCAACCTGCTTCAAAAGATTGTTCTCGGACGGTCTGTTCAGCTGAGTGATTTTCTCAGTACCATCCGTGTAGGCGATACCGTACTGACTACCTTTCAGCTGGAACTCGATATCCTTACGTCGTTGCTCAGCCTGTTGTCGTCGACTTTCGGACTTGATGACGTATGGCAGCTGGATGATCATGTCCAACTTGCCCGAACTCGATTGTTCGTCGACCGCATCCAGAAGACTTAACTTCCGAATGAGTCGCTGAAGCGTCGAGCTCGGCTCGTTCATTACAGCGTAGAGAGGATTCTCGACGATCGCTGTAAACGCTTTGCCGACCACGACGTCTTCGCGTCTGGCGATCTTTTCGTTGTAGAGATGAACGGAGACGTGCTCAGGCTGCCACTTGACAATTCGACCGGTGCGCAACGTCAAAATATCGTAGCCACCGGTCTGATTCGGATTCATCGTCGTGTCGACCGGAACGACCGCGATTACGCCTTCGTCGAACAAAGTCTGAATCATGTCCTGGCGAAAATGACGAGCGGCTTGATCGATGTTGGCTTCGACAGTGAGACAGTTATTCAGTCCGCTCTTGACGTCTTCGGAATATCGCCCTTCATCGTCGAGCTTGACGTGCTTGAGCTGAAGTTCTGCCACGTCGATGGCAATGCGGGTGTAAATCGATTGCACGATAGTGCGATCGTTTCCCGTCCTGAAGTACGTTCGATCCGGACGATTGCCGTACGAGGTGCCCATTGAATGGAACGGTTCGGGCTTGTCGAGATTGACGAACGCATTCCAACCATGAGCTATCGCCCTGACGGCACGTTCTACGAAGCTCATCCACTACCTCCTCTCGTCACTCGAACGCCTCCTTGTTTGCTTTGTAGGCCACGTAAGCGTCCATCAGGGCCGCCACATTGTCGATTTTCTCTTCGCTTCTCTTCTTCAGCAACTTACGGTTGCCGTTCGTGTCCTCAAGCGTGATAGCGTTACCCATCGTAAAGGTCATCAAACCTTCATCGAATATGAGGAGGCGTTCTTCCGCAAGTTTCTTCAACTCACCGAGAGGAACAGATTCTGTACGCGCACCTTGTGGAACTTTTTCGATTCCGAATGGTCCGTTTTCGGCTTCCCATCGAGTGACGAATTCTTTTGCACCCCAAGGGTCATACCCAAACGCTCGAACATCGTAACTGGCGTCTTGGATATGACGGTCGAGGTCGTCATAGACTTCATCCATCTCGAGAACGGTACCCTCCATCACATGGAGACTTCCCTCTCGACGAAATTCTTCGTACTTGAATCGCAAAGCACCGGGGAGCTTCATCAATGTCAGCGATGTGATGTAGCTACGCGTCTTGATTCCGAACCTCCCCCTGGAGATTGGGAACAAGAACGTAAACGCACAGAAGTCGTCACCTTGCGAAAGGTCCGCACCCATCGCACACGGCATCTGCCAGAAACTGACTTTGCCATGGGGGATGGTTTCTTCGTAAGTGAAGAAATAGGTGTATCCCTCCATCGGAATACCGAATCGCTTCGCCAGAATATCGTTACGAGCAGCCGGCGCCTTCTCAGCGCGTTCGACATCGAGTTGATAGGTCTCGTAAGTGACGGTACGGCCCAGGTTGGGCTGAGCTTTGACCCACATTTCGGGATTGGCGACTTCTTCAAGTTCGTCCAATTTGTAATGCCAGATCGAAACGTGGGGAGCGATGTACTCGCCCTTCAGAATCTCGGCCAGCTCCATCTTCATGGTGTCGCCAGAGCCGTTTCGAACGGTACCCTCGGAACTGATGGCTACGATCAGCCAGTCATCCAGTTTCGAAGCGCCCTGTTCGATCGCTCCGATGACGTCTTCACGAAGATCACCTGAGAGCCATTCATCTACTGTAGAAACTAACGGTCGCAAACCTTGCAGTTTGGCGATCGACATCGGTCGGATCTCGAGAAGGCTCCCGGTGAGGAAATTCTCGATACCCTTCTTCGTTGCCGCCAGCTTCTGACGGAAGAAACGATTTCCCGTGGTGTTCTGCATAGAGCCCATTGTTAAGAACGCAAACAACGGCCCCTTGGCGCGAGTGATAGCAGTACGAAAAGGAGCCATGACCTCTTCGGCTTGCTTCATTGTCGGCGCCGTGGTGATCTGATGTGTTGTAGCAGTGTGTACGGTCAGGAAAAATGCTTGGATGCACTGAGCGTACATGGACTTGGCAGCACCACGTGCAACGATCAAGAATTGCTTGTTGGTCAAGCGCAATTTAATCGTCTTGGTTACGTAGTGGCCACCTTGTCCATTCTCATTCGGTGTCCAGACAGATCGATCGACGAAGTAATACCAACCAAATATCTGCTCTGCCCACAACTTGAACGAG